ATCCTGCTCTGTGCAGGTGGCTGTTGCATTTATATCACATTGACTTGTTGCGTTTATGCAACACTTTTTTTTATGCACAAATTGATAAAACCGACCTAGTCTATATCATTATTTATAATAGGCAGTATCAAAAAATATCATAGGCTAACCAAATACAGAAATAAAGCATAATATTAGTTAACTAATCAGCTATATTAGAAAAAACCTAGTAATATCAAAGGTTTATGTTAGTGCAGTCAAAGGGTACGCATGAGCCATACCCCCTCCTATACGTTATATATACAGCTACGACACAAAATCAAGGAAATAGTTCTATATACCAGAGGGCGGCTACTTACTTTAGATACAAAAAAAGCCCCATATAGGAGCTTCTGTAGTAAAATCAACGGTTTAGTCCCTTATACCAGGGGTCTTTAGTTGTTCTTTTTGTTTTCTTTTTCTTGGGATTTGCTTTTTCTTGTTCTTCTGCACGTAACTTTTGCATGAGTGCAATAGTTTCACTATCGGGTTTCGTTCTCTTGGGGATTTCTTTAACAACATATTCTCCTTGTTGATACTTCAGGGGTGATTTGTATTCTTTTTTAAAGTATCTTTTAGGAGTATTTGTAGTTTTCCTATATATCTCGACCATAATCTCTAGGGGGGACCTCCAGGGCATAAAAAAAGCTCCATAAGGAGCATATAAGTATCACCCTGAAAAAGAAAAAAGGGCAAAAAAGAAAAACATGGATTTTATACCAACTTTTTGGGACCTTGTCAACCCCCTAAATAAAAATAAATTTTAATTGACACTAATTTATGTACAATTTTCTAATTATGTGGTATAATATGTGTATTATGACTGTACAACCAAAATTTGGTTCTTTATTAGAGCAAATCTGCTATGAGTATGAGAAATATGGTAGATTTAAAACACATATACCAAGCCATCACGTTATTTACATACGTGCGGCTTTAAAAGGACGTACTGGGAAAGACTTCAGCGTTGAGGATATAGAAAAGGCATTGGTAGCGGAGGGTATGTCGCAGTATGTATAGAGAGTAATCTCTATCGTCACAGAGCAGCTTGATACTGTACTTATTCCTGCGGGGTTCGATGCAGTTACTCAAGTTTAGGGCGAGATTATACTAATGTCGGTCTCGCCCATTATTTTTAGGAAGTAAAATGTTTGAAACACTTGTTCTTGTATGTTTAGCAACTAATCCTAACTTGTGCCAAGAGTTAAAGGATTTATACGGACCTTATGCAGAAAAGAAGCAATGTATACAAAGAGCGTATGAAATAGCAAAAGAATTACCAGAGCATATGCCTGGATATGTAGCCATGAAATATAAATGTTTAGATGTGGCTGATAAAAGAGTTGATAAAGAGAATATCTAATGGCAGGGATGAAAGGGCACACTATAAAGGGCGGACATAAGCGACCAACTAAGAAGGGCGCTGGTATGACTGCTAAAGGTGTGGCTAAATATAGAAGAGATAACCCTGGAAGTAAATTAAAGACTGCAGTCACTGGTAAAGTAAAACCAGGAAGTAAAGCAGCAAAGAGAAGAAAGTCATTCTGTGCCAGAAGTGCTGGTCAGATGAAACAGTTTCCAAAGGCAGCTAAGAATCCTAATAGCCGCTTAAGGCAAGCAAGGAGAAGATGGAAGTGTTAATAGAATTAAACTTTAGATTATTTAAATTTTTTAATAGTATCGGTAATAATTGTTATATGAGATACGTAAAATTACTACATAAGTCTCAGGGGCGAATATAGTGTTAGCAGCATTAATAGGTCCTATAGCTAACTTAGCTGGAACCTGGTTTGAAAATAAAGTCGAAAAGACAAAAGCAGAAGGACAGGCTAAAGTCGCAGAGGCTCGTGCTCGTGCTACTGTTGCGGAGAAAGTTGCAGCAGGTGAGGTCGCATGGGAAGGTAAGATGGCAGATGCTACGGTGGATTCTTGGAAAGACGAATTTGCGTTAGTTGTATTACTTACCCCTGCTATTTTAGTTTTTATTCCAGGGATGACGGAATATGTTGAACATGGATTCACAATATTGGCAACTCTTCCAGAGTGGTATCAGTACTTATTATATATTGCAATTAGTGCAAGTTTTGGAATTAAGGGAGTTGGACAAGCTGCAAAGATGTTTAAGAAAAAATAATGGCATTTAAAGATTATATAAAAGGTAAAAAATTAGTTGGTAAGAAAACTAACTTAAAAACTACATATAAAGGTAAACCTGTAAATAGACCTGTATATATAAATAAAGATGGTGAAAGAGTATCTGAGCAGTCCAGAACATTTAAGTATAATAACAAAGTAATAAATATACCAACTATACATAGAGGGTATCAATTTAAAGTTCCAGAGTTAAGGGCAATGTTGGATGAAGGACTTATAAAACCGACAAGTGTAAGTAGAGCCAATTTAACTAGTAAGGCAACAGGTAACCCCACGGCTAATTTAAAAACTCAATATAAAACCATGGGCAAAAAAGCAGGCGAAAGAAGTAAGAATTTAAGGATGAGTAAATGAATTTAGTTACACTACAAGATGAGATAGCCAATGATGAAGGCGTTGTATATGAAACGTACCACTGCTCGTTAGGGCATTTAACGGGAGGTATAGGACACCTTATCACAGAATGGGATGAAGAGTACTACGATAAACCCATAGGAACTAAAGTCCCACATGAGCAAGTTAACGACTGGTTTGCTAGAGACATCAGCGTAACAATTAGAGATTGCGAAGATATATTTCCTGACTTCGATGATTTACCTTCTGAGGCACAATTAGTAATTGCTAATATGTGTTTTCAATTAGGGCGACCAAGATTAAGCCAATTTAAAAACTTTATTGCGGCTATAAACGATAGAGATTGGATTAAAGCTTCTGAAGAGATGGAAGATTCAAGATGGCATAAGCAGACAACTGCGAGAGCGGAGCGGCTGATAGCACGCATTATTAAACTAGGAGTACCAGTGTAATGGAGAAGATTACAAATAAAGATTTAAAGAAAGCTAAAGATAGAAAGTTTATGACTGAATCAAAAGATGCTGTTAGTAAAATTGGTAAAGATGATAAGATTGATACAAGTAAAATGAAGATGCGTCCAGATACTAGCAAGAAGTCTCTAGCAGATGCATATAGATTTAGAATGGATTTGCCGCCTAGTATGTCGGATGCAGATGTTTTAAAAATGTATAGACAAAAAGGTGTAGGTAAAAAAGCGGGGGGCACTAAAATGAATAAGAAATCAATTATGGAGTTACCGACCAACGTACCAAGATTAATGAAAGGTGCTTTACTCGGAGACCTTAATAAAGATGGAAAAATGTCTGGGTACGAAACAGCTAGACAAAAAGCTATTACTAAAAGTATGAATGAGCAAAAACCTAAGGCAGCTAAAACAGGTATTTCTTTTTTAGGTGATATGCAAAAGGATTCTCAAAATAGAAGAAGATTAAGAAGCTCCGAAAAAAGTGATTTTGAGGAAATAACTAATTTAATAACCCCAAAGCAAAAATCCAACCTTGGAAAGAACCTTAGAAATATCCAAAAATTAGGGGGCGATGGACAAGTTAACAAAACAGTTAGAAAATTTCTAAAGAACACTGGTGGTCCTAAAGCTCAGAAGATTGCTAAAAAAGCAGGTAATCCCCAGTTACAAGAGAAGCAGGGCTTCATTGGAGCTGCTGGTGCTAACAAAAGAAAAAAATAATGAGTGACGCACAGAAAAGAACTAACTATTTTGATTTAAAAAGGGACGAAACTATGGCTCTAAATGAGTACATAAAAAGTCCTATATCTGACAGGGACTTAAAAAGTAATCCCCCTGTAAAAGAAATAGATATACCAAAGAAAAAATCTGGTAGCGTATTTACAAAAAAGAGTAAGCCAAGTATAATGGAATTACCGACTCAGGGGACGAAAAGACCCCTAAGAAAAAGAAAATAGCAATATAAGGAGAAACTCATGGCTACGAAGAAAAAAGCGACTAAAAAGAAAATGACTAAAGGTTACGCCAGAGGTGGAGCTAAAATGACTAAAGGTTACGCTAGAGGTGGAGCCAAAATGACCAAGGGCTATGCCAGAGGTGGAGCAATCAGACGTAAGTAATGTCGTATCTCATAAGTAACGTACCTCATTTTAAGTGTTGGGTGCGTAGGGAGTTTACGTGTAATCACCAAAGATACCATGGAGAGTTCCTTCATGCAATGGTAATAGCAGTAAACACAATCCCAGATAGGTCTTTAAGCTTCCAAGTTGTTTTTACTGGTTGCGAAGTAGACAGAGAAGATGGTCCTGATGAGAATGTTCATGGAGGAGCAATGTGGGCAAGAATGCCTATACAAGCCCTAGTTGCAGATATACCTGTAGAAGAATGGGCAGAACCTATGGAAGACCATTTGTGCCAACCATGGGATTGCGAATCAAGAACACACAGTGTCGTAGTTATGGATAGAGTTAGCTCTTCTCCATGGTTATGTAAAATTGATAACCAGTTTCATAAAGGTAAATATTTATTTACAGTTGACTATACAGACAATGATATTGCGGATGACCCTTCACAGCATAAACAATCTCATGTACTATATTTAACTGATGCGGGTAAATGGACAGGTAACGTGGTAGCTCTACCAAACAATAGAGTCAGAGCAACAAGTCCTGCACTATGGAGAACTGGAGAAGGAGCACCTGATTTTATACCTTCACAGCATACACATTCT